AGCAGGCGTTCGTGAAACTTCTCAACTTCGTGCATCGGCTACCCGGCGTGCGGCGGCGGCGGGATCTGCCCGCGCTTGACCATCTCGTCGTGGAAACCCTTCAGCATGTGGTCGACGTACCTGCGCACGTCGTCCGCTACCGTCGGCACCGCTGCGTGACCGGCTTCGACCGTCTCCGCCGTGGCCTGCCCCGCGTCCGTGGCGGCGTCTTGAGCGGGCACGGCCTCGCCATCGACGGCCTCGTCGGTCACGCCATTCGTGTTCTTGGTCATCGGTCACTCCTTCAGTCGTCGGCCATCAACAGGGCCAGGATCAGCGCCTCTTCGTCGTCGCGGGTGCGCGCATCTCCCGCCAATGGGGGGAGCCCACGCGGCAATAGGCCGCCGCTCGGTTCGCGGATCGCGAATCGCTCGGATGCCCTGTCGCTGGTCGGGTGATGCGCGCTCGGTTGCGCCGGACGGCGTGTGCGCTGTACATCGTGTGCGGTCGCTGGCGTGCCGCCCTGCGCCGCGGGCCGGCTCCATGCGAAGCGCGGCCGGTAGTGCCTTGGCGTTCCGGTCGGGAAGTCGACCTGAAGCCACTGATTCCAACTGCTGCTGCCTGCGTGCTCCTGATACTGGAGCCACGCGGCAAGGATCTCGCGAGCCGTCAGCCCGGGTTGGATCTCCGTCGACCAGACGGCATCGACGATCTCGGCGAGGGTCGGCACATCAGGCGTTGCCGCGGGTGTAGCTGAAGCTCGACACCGCGACGGCCTGGCCGCTCGCGATGCTGATGTTGTCGAGGGTCATGTCGCCGCCACCAGCAGTCACGGTGACCGTGCCCTGCATGTGCGTCGTCGCGCCCGTCGAGTCCTTGATGCGGAAGTGCCCGGCGTTCGTGCCAGCGCCTGCGCCAGCGTCGCCGGTGCCGGACCAGGTGCCGGACTTCGTCTTTGCGCCGCTCGATGCAGCCGCAAGCCAGTCGCTCGGCAGGGTCATCTCGCACAGCAGCGTGCCGCTGTCGGCGGCCGCACAGTTGGCTGGCGCTGCGCCGCTGCGGAGTTGCAGCTTGGCGGCGGTGCCGGTGGTGGACTCGAACACATCCGCCTGCGCGTTGCGAACGGCGACGGAAAGTTGGATCGTCATGCTGACTCCTAGGGTAGGTATCCGCGGTCGCGGAGAAGGTCCGCCATGCCGGACAGGATCTGGCTGGCCGTCGTCGCGCCTGACAGCGGTTCGGCCCACACGGCGGCGGCGATCTCCGCGGCGGTGAGCCCGGACAAGGATCCGCCCACCGTTCCGGTTGCACTGATGCTGTCGGTCGAGTCGGTGACGGAGAACGAGGCGGACAGCGCAACAGCGGCCGCAGCGTTCGTTGCGTCGGTCGCATCGGCGATCGATGCGGATGCCGCGATCGACACCGTGCCGGCGGCGGTGATCGAGTCCGCCGTGTCGGTGATGGCCGCGTCAGCCGTGATGCCGGTGAAGCCGACGGTGCCGGCGCTCGTGATGCTGTCCGCGCCGTCGGTGACGGACAGCGCGGCCGCGATCGAGACAGTGCTCGTGGCGCTGGTGGCGTCGGTTGCATCGGTGACGCTGACTGCTGCGTCGATGCTGATCGCGCCGGCCGAGTTGGTCGCGTCCGCTGCGTCCGTGAAACTCGCGGAGACCGCGACATCAGCCGTCGCCGCGGCACTGATCGTGTCATCGGCGTCGGTGATGCTGGCGGTGGCGTTGATGGTGGTGCCGCTGGGGACAACCGTGAACCGCCGTCGGACCGAGCGGAATGCCATCCACGGGTTGGCGCTGACTTCGATCGCCAGCTCCGGAGAGAATTCCTCCGAGTAGATGCCGGCCAGCACGATGTCGCCGACGAATAGTTGCTCGACGGCGCCACGCGACAGCACGCCGACGCCAGCGCGATTCAGGCTTGACATCGTCCCCGCAGGGGCGGTCGCCGACGCCTCCAGAACGCCGTCGACGAACATTCTCATGGTGCCGCTGACGCCGGCGCACGTCGCCACCACGCCATACAACTTCCCGGTCGTGGGAGTGGTGGCGCTGTACAGGTTCGTAGTGCCAGAACTGTCGCTGTTCCGAATCTGGAACTGCCACTTGTTTGTGGCACTACCCATGAGCCGGTACAGGGGACTCGACGAGAACGTCGTGCCGATGCTGACTCCAGTGCGCTCCGTCCCTGCCCCGCCGGTCAGCGCGGCGTACAGGACGAGTGTCCCGCGCATCCCGGCCATCGTGCTGATCGACTGGAATTCCCAGTCTGCGCGCGACGAGCTTCCGTTGAACGAGCGCGCCCTCCCGCCGATTGTGTCTGCGGAAGTGGTGAGTGCCGTCGCCCCAATGAACCCGGGGAGGCCGGTTACATCTCGATCATCTCCGTCCGCCCGCCAGAGCAGCAGCGGCTCAGGCAGGCGCTGACTTGGGCGTGGCGTCGCCGACCACCCCGGGCCGGCCGCTGGGTCGCGAGCGCGCTGCGCCACGCTACGAGAACTTCACCGATCGGTACTGTGCGGAGTTTCCGCTGGACGCGAAGCCGACTCCAGCATCGTTCTTGACGTAGATCTCGGCCTTTGGCGGCATGAGCCCGCCAAACAGTGATGCCACCGAGAACGCCGGGGAGCGCCCTGCTGCGGTCAACCCAGTCAGGTCGAGCTTTCCGACGTACACGAGGTTGGTTGCGCCGCTCGTCGCGTCCGAGTAGTTCGTGCCGTCAATCGACGTGCGCGCATAGATCAGCGCCCGCTTGTTGGTCGTCTCGGCGATGTCGGCGATCGTGATCTCAACGAGGTAGTCGTCGGCCAGTTCGCTCGTGTTGTCGATGACGCCGATACTGACCAGAGAGCCGGACGCGAGGCTGTTCAGTCCGGACTGGTTCGAGAACGCAGTCGTCGTGCCGTAAGTGACCGCCATCTCAAACCTCCAGCGCGGCGCGAACGTCCGCTTCGGTCACGATCTCGCCCGCCTTGCCCAGCGCGATCTCCGCCCGGCTCGCCGGCCGCATCGTCAGCGCCTCGACCGCATCGACCACGTCCTGCGGCAGCAGCCCCAGCGCCACGAACTGCCCGAGCATCAGCCCGATGTTCGGGTGCGCGACGTCGAGCCCGAGCGTCTTCAGGGTGTCGTACGCCACTTCCACGACGGGATCCTGAGAGGCGACGGCTTTCAGGCACGTCAGCAGCGTGCGGCACTTCGTCAGATCCATGTCGGCCAGCAGGCCGCGCGCCGTGTAGAAGCTCTCGCGCTTGATGGTGGCCGCGGTCGGCGCGTTCAGCAGGTTCGCCAGATGGCCGGGGCCGTCCGGGATGTGCGGCCCGTAGCCTTGCTGCGTCGGGTCGTTCAGCAGTTCCGCGTTCAGCAGAACCAGTTGTTCGGGCGTCATTCGGGCAGCGTCCTCATTTCGGGCGGCAGTTCGAGCCGCTTGCGCTCGGCCATGTACGAGTGCGCGCAGTGCTCGCGCTGCCAGAAGAACAGAGTGTCGATGATCGGCATGAGCACGCGGCCCCACGGGCGACGGTCGCGCCACATGCGGTAGGCCCGGGACGACATCGTCTCGTCCGCCCAAGCGCCCGCGTTGAATGGCGTGATGAGGACGTTCAGCAGTTGGTCGATGGCGATGAACAACTGGATCAACCAGTGCCGGGCGTTCATTCCTTGCCCTCGCCTTCAGGCTTCATCTCGGCGCCGACGATCGTCCCGTCCTTGTCACGCTTGATCGCGATGGACTTGGATCCGCTCTTCGCGGCGTCGACCGTGATGTGCATGTTCATGACCGTGGGCGCGGCCGGCTCCTTGGCCTCGGGCTTCTCCTTCTTCTCGCCCTCGTCCTCGTCGTCCTTCTCCTTCTCGCGCTCGGCCAGCATCCGCTTCAGTTCGTCGATCTGCGTCTGAAGCGCGGTGATCTGCGCCTTGTCGGCCGCGGCGACCTTGGCCACCTCGACCTTCGCGCTGGCGTCGATCTTGGCCTTCAGGATCTCGACCGACTCGCCGTCCGCCGTCTCGCGCTGCGCCATGACCTCGGCGCCCTGCATCTTCACGGCGGCCAGTTCCTCTTGAAGCTCGCGCACCGTGGCCACGAGGTTCATGCGGTCTTCTTCCGCCAGTTGATCGCGCTTGAAGTTCTCGGCCAGCGCGGCCTGTACTTCCTGGACGACGGCCATCGCCTGCTGGATCGCCTCGCCCGTGCCGTCGTCGCCGGTGGCCAGTTCCTGCCGAGTCTTGAGCGTGCGGATTCCAACCTCTTCCGCCTCCGCATTGGCCTTCTTGGCGCGGGCGCTGGCCTCTTCCGCCTCGGCCATCATCTTCTGGACCTCGGGCGGCGGGTTCTCGGCCTGCTGCTGCTGTTGCTGCTGCGCGGCCATGCCGGCCCGCAGGCTGATGGCGTCCTGCACCTCGGGCGGCAGTGCCTCCTTGTCGCGCTTCTTGCCGGGGTCCGGGATCGGGATGCCAAGCTGCGCACTCATCGTCACCCGGTACTGCTGGGCCATGTGGTCGGCCATGTGCGCCTGAAGCGCCGGCATGGCGATCTGCGCGGCCGGCGAGCCCTGAATCAGTTGCATCTGCGCCGCATGCACGGCCAGGTGCGCTTGGTGATCCTGCTCCGGGTACGCCTTGACGGCCTGCCCGGTCATCACGAGAACCCCCTCGGTCACGGGGTCCATCATCGGGATGTCGTCCGGGTCCGGCATTAGTCGGTCGATGTCCGGCGCCTGAATCGCCTCGAGGTAGCGGCGTTCGACCTCGCGGATGTCGAAGTTCACCGGGTTCGCGCGAGCCAGCGTGATCTGCGCCTCGGCCGTCGTGACCCGCTGCGCCAGCGACACCATGTTCGGATCGCTGACCGGGATGACGTCGACCCGCTCGTTGTAGTCCTCGGGGTTGATCGTCAGGTTCGAATCGCGCAGGGAGAACTGCTGCGAGTGCTCGAGGTGCTGGCGGTTCAGTTCGGCGCGCAGCCGGAACTCGTGCTTCGCCGCGGCGTGCAGCCGGCGGTGGATGCCCGAGTAGACCTTCGACGCCTGCTCGATCCGCGCGATCGTGGTGCCGACGGGGACGTCCTTGTTGCCCTCGCCCACCATCGCCTCGGTCGTGGATCCGAACCGCTGGCCGGACGCGATCAGCGCCTCGAAGATCTGCACCAGCGCCATGCTGGGATCCTTGAACGGCGGCGTGAAGAACCCGTTCTTCAGATCCTCGCTGCTGGCTTCGACCGATTTCCACTTGCCGAACTCCAGCAGGATCTCTTTCCCTGCGCCGGCAACCTCCTTGGAGACGAAGCCGCCCTGGAAGTTGGCCGCCGATGCGGCGTCGAGCAGACCGCGCAGCGCGCCGGTGGCCGCCTTGTTCAGGCTGCCGATGAAGTGGAACAGCCCCCAGCCGTAGACGCCCAGCCCCGGCAGGTACTTGTAGTGCGTGATCTGCTGCCGCGGCACCAGTCGGTCGCTCTGTTCGCGCCAGTTGCGGCGGATCGACAGCACCTTCTGGTCTTCGACCGAGATCGTGATGAGGTAGGGGTGCATGCGGCCTTCGCCGTCGGCCCCGCGGTCCGCCAACTTGTCCTGCTTGAAATACCGCCAGCACGCCACCTCGTACAGGTGGTACTGCCCGTCGCCCTCGAGGACGTGGGTCTCAGTCGCCTTGTCGGCGGCGTCGATCAGGTCGTTCTTCTCGACGATGGTCGGGCGTTGCAGTTCGACCTTTTTACTCGACAGGTAGACGCCCCGGTCGCGCAGTTGATCCATCTCGTGCTGCTCGAGCCAGAATTGCAGCGTCACCCGCGGCGCCGTGCGGATCGAGCGCGCCTTGTACGAGATGATGACGTTCTCGGCGCGCACCCATTCGGAGGTCACGCGCCCCTCCAACTCGTCCCAGTACGTGCGCTTGAACGTCGACCCGGCGAACGGCAGTACCAGCAGCATCTGGTCGAGGTCGTCGTAGTAGCCCTCGTCCTCTTCGATCATCTGCCAGTTCATGTGCGCTTCGACGCGCCGGGCCTGCTCTTCCACCTCGCCCGACTTCTCGCCGATCACCATGCCCTTGACCGGCCCGGCCGACGGGAACAACTCCGCAATGGCCCGCGCCTGGAACTGCACGGCGGCCTCGGCGATCAGCGGATGCACGACCGTCGCGCCACCCTTGCGGGTCGACGTCGGCTCGTTGCCGTCGATGGCGCACTCTTCCAGCCCTTTCTTGAACGCCTCGTGCCACGCCTCGCGACTCTGGATGTCGGAGTCGACGGCTTGCAGCAGATCTTGCGCGAGCGTCGCCAACTCCTGCGCGTTCATGTTCTCGGCGAGGTTGTCGTCGTCGAGCAGATCCTCGTCGTCCTCTTCGCCTTCCGGGTCGAAGTCCAGTTCCATGCCGCCGTCGGCGAGCGTACGCACAAGCGTCCCGTCCCGCAGCTCTTCCTCGGGCTGCGCGAGCTCCAGCGCGCTGAAGGCCATCTCAGCCATGCTTACCCGTAGATGCCGTGCTCGTGCTTTTCATCGTCTTCGGTCTCGTCGGTGGCCCCCTCGCCTGGCAGCGAAAGGTGATAGGTCTTGCGCAGGCGGTTGATCGCCTGCGTCACTGTGTCGTGGTAGTCGTCGTGTTCGCCCGCGGGGAACTGCGAACACTCGCGGACGACCGGCCCGGCCCAGTCGCGGTCCATGTGCCAGACGGCGCCCTGCTCGAAGGCCGGCTGCGCGGCCCATGTCCGCGATGTCTTGGAGCCTCTGGGGTTCACGGCGGTCGCGTGTGTACCGCTGCGCTTGAGTTCTTGCAGCAGCACGTGGCCGCTGGCCTTCTTCTCGATCAAGACGAGGTCGGGCTCGTACTCGGTGATGCCGTCCTTGATGATTCGCTTGAAGGCCGCGAACTCGACCTTGCCGCGCCACGCCTCCAACATAATCGCGTGGTATCGCTGCTGCTCGCCCTTGCGGGACGGGCCGGAGATCAGCGCGGAGATCGCACGGGCGTTCTCGACGTTGTAGACATCGAAGATCCCCCACGTCGTCCGGGCCGAGTAGTCGTTCTCTTCGCCCTCTTCGAAGGCGCCGTCGATCGACTGGATGATGTACTCGCACACCGGCGGACTCTTGCCCGGCCAGCGCCGCCAGTACGACGACTTGATGATCGCGCCCTCGTCGGCGGTCGGGACGCCTTGGTAGAGCGCGTTCCAGTTGCGCGAGCCCTGAATCAGCTTTTCTCTGGCGATGACCTCCGGGATGAACCAGTCCGGCCACAGGGTCTCGCCCTCGCTGCGCCCCAGCGGATCGTCCTGCTCCGCGATCATTGGGATCCGGAGCACGTACCACTCTTCGCCGTCGCGCGCCTTGACGTACCCGCTCTTGCCGTCCCACCCCTCGGGCAGGATGCGGCCGGCCAGGTCGTCGTGATGCCAGCGCGTCATGATGATGACGATGGCGCCGTTCTTCCGGAGGCGGCTGCGCAAGTCCGTGCGGTACACCTCCCACACGTTGTTCCGGATCGTCTCGGAGTCGGCGTCCAGTCGCGACTTGAACGGGTCGTCGATCAGCAGGATGTCGGCGCGTCGACCTGCAACGGCGCCGTCGAAGCCCACCGCGTAATACTCGCCGCCGTCTGCTGTCCCCCAGTCGCTCTTGCTCTTGGAGTCGGCCGCCAGCGCGAAGCCGGGGAACACGGCCCGGAACTCTGGCGAGTCCAAGCGGTTGCGGACCTTGCGGCCGAATCGTTCCGCGAGTCCCTTGGTATGGCTCGCAGCGATCAACTTGCGGCCGGGCTTGCGGCCCATGAACCACGATGCGGCGCGGTCGCTCGAGTACGTCGACTTCGCAGAACCCGGCGGCATGAAGATCATCA